TCATCATTGATATCGAAACTCATCAACTGAACTGCATCAAGCATCTTCTTTGCTGCCATTGCATCATTCTTGTTTTTGAATTTGTACTCAACATATTCAACCTTCTCATCAAGAGTTTCCTCTTTGATTACCTCTTCAGTTTCAGTGTCGTATTTTTTACCACCGAACATGAAGGTCTTATCACCTTTTTCTTTTGCCTTTTGAGCAACAAAGGCAAACTGTCCTTGGTCTTCGTTCTTTGGTTTCTCACCCTTTTCCTTTTTGGAAATGGCGATTGCAGCCTGTTGAGCAGCGGATACGGCTTCTTCAAGACTGCCAGGTTTTGTATCAAAATATTTTGACATTATTTTACTCCCTTGGTTATAGCAGCAGTATACGCTGACATATTATCTTCTTTGATATCAGCAATTGATGCACCCATGTCACCGATTGCCAATGTCACTTTACCATCACGATTGTATAGGAAATGTTTTACACCTGTTGGATTATCTTTTGCCTTCAGTGTAATCTTCTCCTGTTCAAACTTTTTACCTTTACCTACAATGTTCTTTGCAGTCACAGTAAATTCTCTGTAATCCTTACCTTTACTAATGGAAGAATCAATCTTAATCTTTACAGTTGAACCCTTCTTCAGTTTGTCAAAAATCTTCAGAAGTTTTGGGTCATCCATTTTCATCTCATCAAGTTCCCAAGATTCAACAACAGTTTCTTCTTTTACCAGTGCGGCAATATCTTTACCAGCAATATAGTCTGGAAGAACCTTCTCTAATGACTTTGCAATGTCTAAAGTCTTTGATGCTTCTTTCTTGAACTTGTCTGCAAAAGATTTCATCTGTTTATCTTTTTTCATCTTTGCAACAATAGAATCAATCTTCATTGAGATTGCTTTCATCTTACCTTCATCAAGTTCGTTCTCTTCTCCGTGGTTATATGCAATACTAGACATATACTCACCCTTCTTGGATTTTGGATACATCTTCATAAATGCCTTTGGGTCATTTTTTGCAATGACATCCATGATTGCTTCTGTTGGTTCTGTATCTAAGTTATAGATATGTTTTCTCAAATCCATCAACTTACCAGAACTGTATAAGTTTTTTGCCTTTTGATAATCTTTCTTATCAAGTCCACCACTTTTAATTAATCTATCAAAGTCATAGTTAGTCGATGCCTTAACACTTTCATCAATTTCAACATCTTCCTTGATTGGGTGTCCAATCATTTGTTTCTTCTTCACCTTAACAATTTTCAAAGTCTTCTTGTCTTTGATTTTCATAGGTGGAAGTTGTGCAGTTGTGATAATCTCCTTTGCACCCTTTTCAGAGGACGCCATTCCAACAATCTTGTCACCATCAGCAGTATCAACAACTACGAATGGTTCTTTCATCTCATCAAGTTCAACTTCCTCAGAAACTACATTTTTAGGAAATGTTTTTTTGATGTAATTAACAACTGATTGTGTAAATCTACCATCCATTTTTGCAACAATCTTAAATTTAGAACCATCCTTAATTGCAATAGTTTGAGTGGTACTATGCAACTTTTTACCATCTGATATTAATGCAAACCCATTCATAAATTCACCCTTATAAAATGCATCTATGGTTTTTTTATCTTTTGGTTTTAATGCTTCAGTAAGTTCAACATCTTCCTTGACTGCCTTCTCCAAGTCATCTGCCTGTTTACCATGAGTCGCAGAACCTTTCCTTAGATTCTTAATCAAGTCCTTCAGAAATGGTTCGTCTTCTTTATCAACTGCATCTGCAATGTAACCATTACCTTCACACTTAGGACAACCTTCTCCTTCACAATGAGGACACTTGACCTTTTCAAGTATCTCTTCATTCTGTCTTTTCAGAACAGCAGCAACCTGTGGATGTGATGCAAGTCCTTTTTTGATTTTCTCAATCTGTTTGAATGCACCAGTATAATTACCCTGTTTATAACGTGGGTCAGATGCAATACCGATTGCCATCTTGATTTCTTTTTTTGAGAACCCCTCACGAATCTCTGCAAGGGCTTCACTCATGCTTTTTCCATATCTCATTTTTGTTTTCCTTTAGTTATCGACTTTTGCACCAGCACGCCATTGGTAACAACTCCAATATCTTGCTTTCGTTTTAGGGCCTGGGTCATCACAGTTGTGTCTCGCACGAAATGACTTTCTTCTCTCTGGGTCATCACGATTGATTGCCATATTTGGGTCACCGAAACGAACCACTACGACCTTTCCCTTTTCATTCCTCACATAAACCTTAAACTTTTTGTTGGGGTTTTCACTTGTGCGAATTGGGTCATTCAGTTTTACCTTTTTACCTTGATACTCTGCCTGTTCTACAACATGGTCAAAATGGTCTGCACAATCATCACAACAGGGTTCAACCTTTTCCAACATTGCATGATAAGTCTTTGTCAGTTTAGACAACCACTCATCACCGTATCTTCCTACATATTTATCTCTTACAGATTCGTCAAGAAACCATTCGTCAATTGATTCTTTAGTTACAGACTGTCCAGGCGTTACCTTACGAGTGTGGTCTGCATATTCTTTACCAATCTCGTATGTTTCACCCCTAACCTTTGCAGCAAGGTCTGCATCTGCTTTACCCCAAGTACCTTTACTCTTTGTGGTAAATGAATTCACTCTTGCGAGTGCCCATTGTTGTGGAGTAGCGCCTGGTCTATGTCCAGTTTTGTATGCGGCCATACCTCTATCATATACCTTTTTCAGAATACTGTAGGGCATTCCAGACTTTTCTGCTTTATTAACTAGAGCGGCAATCTTTTCATCTAAGATTTCTTCATCAATATCATCCTGTGCTTTCAGTGCTGTTGGTATGTCACCCTTTTTAACAAGTGTGTTTATATACCCCATAAGTTGTCTTACGTCAACACCTTGTTTTTCAGCATTACTTCTTCTAATTACCTCACCAGCATGATAACTGTTTCCATGTCTTTTCTTGGTATCTGCTGCAACTGCATCTGCATATGCTTTTACAAGACCATCCATCTTTTTCGGATGTGTCATATTGTAAATCTTATCACGAACCATTTTACCAATTGTCATTTCATGCATTTCTTCTGCGTGTTGTTTTGCCATCTTAGTCAGAGTTGCGTAGTAGATAGATTCACCTTCTTCTTTACCATATCTGTCAATAAAATCTTTCTTAGACACATCCTTCTCCAAACTCTTCAGTTTATCCTTCTCACCATCAGTAAGTTTTCTCTCATCCATCTTTGCACGTTCTTGCCAATCGTATGATTTCTTATCAGTTGTAATTGGCCCACCCTTTGCCCAAGTGTGACACGCTCTTGCAGAGTGACACTTAAAGTGGTGCATCCAACAATATCCCAAACGACCATCATCATCAGATGTTTCGCCTGGCATACATTCTAACATTCTTGGTGATACATCAAACGCAACACAATTATTACATACTGACTTCTTTGCAGCCTCTTCAGTTGTCTTCCAGTACTTTGCGATATCTTTCCAGTAATCGCCTGGCTCGTCAACATTCAGTGGGCCGTAGTTGTAGTTCTTGATTGTCGCATCTCTGTTCTTTGTATTAATCTTTAGGTCTTGAGTTGCAGGCGGACACTTCATCTCTGCCTCAATAACCACTTCTTCTTTTGGTACGCAATTCGGCACCATCTTACCGTTCTTCTTTTTCATACCAACTTGTTTGTGAGTATCCCAACATGGATTTTCTTCTGCAAGTGGTTCAAGACCAAGTTTCTTACGATAGACGTTTAACTGTTTAATTACTTTCTTCTGTGCAGGCGAACCAGGCATCATCTTCATTGCTTTGGTTGTGAGTTTCAACATTATTGCTTCATCACTATTCTCACCATACATCTGTTTGAACTTCTTGGTGTGTTTTGATGGTTTGGTTTCTGCATCTGCATCGCCAGGCGCAGGCCCCTTCTTACCTTTTGCAAAGTGTCTTGCTCTTGCCTTCTTAGTCGATACTGACATCTCATCACCATCGGCATCCTTCGCATAATACTTTGCTGGTTGTGTACCTTCTCTGTCTTTGATGTCCTTGTCCTGTTTCACTTCCTCAAGGTTGTGTAACCACACTCTCCTCAAGTCCTCAAACACAACATAGTTTGTACCTTTGCGAATAATTGTACCTTCGTCACCATCAGTTGTTTTCACAACATCACCGACATTCCAAATCTCTCCACGAATATAGAGGTCACGATTCAGTTCTTCTAGTGTAAGATTATATTCTTCTTTGATGCCCATAAAAGTACGAACATCCTTGAACAGTTTTTCACCATCCCTAAATCCTTTTGGAAGACCAAGTTTGAATTGTTCGTAGTCATCTGATTGTGCTGCGGCTCTCATCTTAGATGCAGACATTCCTTCTACACCTTCTGCGTCTGGGTCACGTTCTCCAGCAGATACTACCTTGATATCATCGAAACCGTAGAAACCGTGTCTACCGTCTACACCATTATACTTGTCTAATAAGTCTGAAAATTCATCCACTCTATCAGAACCAACAACCATTACGATTGCCTTGTGTCCTTTGTTATGCAGTTCGACTGCGATATCAAATACGTTTCTTGCACGACTTACTTTGATGTTCTTCTTATATTTTGAAAACATCTTCTTCATGTATGCGACCTTCTTATTATGTGGAAGAGGGTCTTTCTTTGGGTTCTGGGAGTGAGATGGATACACATACATGGGAGCGCCTGGGTTCTTACCCTGTTCTCTTGCAAGTGCGTCTATGAGTTTTTCGTGACCAGTTGTGGGTGGATTGAATCTACCAAACGTAAATACTGCGGTGTCACCTCTTGCTTCTTTAAAAGTTTTCATATCAATCTCCTACCGCATCAGCAGCAGCCATTTTGTTCTTTTTAATTCTTTCACCTTCGCCTGCCTTTAACTGTCTCAAAATTTTCTTTGAGATTTTATCAATAACCTTACGTTTCTTTGCGACAATCTGTTGGTCTATCTGAATTCTTTTTTGGATGGGGAGTTCTTTGTAATTGATTGCAGGCCCCAAACTACGTTTGATGACCATCTGTTTTGCTTGACGTTTTGCAATCGCCTGTAACGCATCTGGGTCACGGCGTTTTATTCTTGCTCTTTTCTTTTTAATTTTAGTAGAAGATTTCCTCGCAAGAAGTTTCATACGTCTTGCCATCTTTCTGCGTTGTTGCATCATTTGTGATGGAGACTGTTTTTCCTCTACGGAATCTTCGTATAAATCTCTAAAGTTTCTCATTTATCCCATGCCTTTATCGCAGTAAAGTTATTAAAACTAAATTCCATTCTATCAACAAGTTTTACTGCATCGCCCGATACTCTGTCAATTGCAACATAACCCTCTGGGTTTGTCACCTTAAATCCATTACTAGTCTTAATAAAAGTATCAGTTAAACCTTTAACACTATTTAGTTTTTTTACAATTCCCATCTTTGCATTTACTAGATGTGATTGGAACGCAATAACTGCCTCTAGATTAGTTAAATCCTTCTTAAATTCTCTTGCGTACTCTCTACCTTTTGTTTCGAGAACATCTTTAGACTTCTGGGTTTTCAATTTTGCAACCTCTTTTGCAAAGTGATTTTCAACCCAAGTGACATATCCAGCAGCGTGTTGTTTTGGATTCTTGATTGCTTCACCCTTACGAACTTTTGAGTTGTTGTATGTTTTGAGTGATGCACCAACCAGTTTTCCTGTTAGTGAGTTCTGTAGGTTCAGAAACTTTCTTAGTTTTGCAGAATTGATTTGTCGGAATGCACTACCAGCACTTGACAGGTGACCAGTTACTTCTGCGGTTTCACCAGAGGTAAATGTTGCAGTACCAGATGCGTCTTTGTAAGTTGCATCATCCATCCATACAGATGAGGTCTTTGTCAGTTTACTAATGTTTGCACCGAATGATGCAGTCATGTCTTGCAGTGCAGAACCAGAATATGTTGTATGCCATACGACACCAATCTTTGCACTGTTGATTACTTTACCAAGGTCACTATCTGTTGGAACAGCATATACAATAGTATTAGGCTGAAAAGTATAGTAGTTTGTGCCGTCAATCTTTGTTGTTTCAACATCGTCTGTAAACATGAGGTCACCTTGCAGTACCCCTTTGATACCCAATTTAGAAAATTCTTTGAGTGCCACCTTAAATTTAGAATTAAGATTTCCAGATAAATCAGCATCAATCTCCGCCTCCGTCTTATAGAGTTTTGGTTCTACGTTGAATACTGACTTCTTTGCAACGAAAAACTTATTATCCTCTGGGTCAATACCAGCAAATATTGCAGGCGCACCATCCCACTTCACAGTCATGTTGACTGAACTACGACTTGCACCAGAGAACATATCTCTTAGTGACCGCATGAAGTTGATTGCTGCACGACCACCAGGCACACCAAAGTTTAAGATTTCATCTTCGATATGTTCTAGGTGCAGATTCTTTCCTGCTTTATTTTCCATTAGTGACTGCATTATGGATAACTCACTGTTGACATGGCGTCAATTTTATAACTAAAACCACTACCACTTCTGTTGATAAATTGTATTTTAATATATTCTGGTTTCAACTCTCCACTCACATTATTTGAACCACTTAACATTAAGAGGTATATTGAATTGTATGCCTCTTTGCCACCAGAACGACCAATCTGAATAACCATATATGGAACATCCATAGACTTACCTAAGTCTGCAACAGTTTGTCCTGTCATGTCTTCAAATTCATTTTTAGTATGTTTATAGTGAGCACCACCACCTGTACCATAGACAATCCATAAAGGAAGTTCTGTGTCACCAAACATTGCTTCTGCTTTTAGTTTTGCATTTAGTTCAACTAGTGCATCAGTTGCTCTTTCGTAGTTTGGAATCTTTTTCTGCATATCCTCTAATATTGTATTAAAGGTTTTATATGATGCATAGTTTACACAAAGTTTTAATGCTGGAAATAATTCTTCTCTTGTGATAAACCCACCTTCTTTTCTTTCCAGAACAAGTTCTGCAGCACGTTTAAAATTATTCATTTCTAAGATAGGGTCTGTACCACTATTTTCAACTACAACTGCACCCTCTTTGATTGCGTTAATCTTTTGTACATTTGAGAGAATCTTTTTATATTCTGCATTTGCCATGTCTTTTGCGATGATTTCATTTTTCAGAATTTTCATCTCTCTCAACATTGGTTTATTGATTGGTACTGCATCTCCTGCCGCTTCTGATATAGTAAATCCTGTTTGAGACAATAATGAAGATGCCGCTTTATGGGCTTTATCTTTTTGGATTCCTCTAATCGCACGAATACCAACCTTCAGAATTGAATTTCTTAATTTTACTAATATACCTTTTGCCCAATCTAATACCTTAGTCAGTTTCCCTTTGAACTTTTTAAATATGTCACCGAACAAACCTTCTTCAAGAATAGACAGTTCTTCCATATTAAGAACAGTATAGTTGTTTACAAGTTGAGTAGGACGCATGGCCTGTTGTCCATAAATCGCATTGATAAGAGTATTGAGTTTACCAATCCTTGCATTGTCCTCACCCTTTTTGAGTGAAACTTGAACGAAAGAAATATTGGTATCTTTAATTGTAATAAGTCCTTGTTTATCCCAAGTCAGTTGTGAATTGGGAAGTTTTGATAACAAGTCAGCAATAGAACCACTGGTCACAAAAACCATGTCTGCTGTATTTGCCTTACTACCTTTTGTTTTGTAGGAATCTGGTATTGCTTTATAGTATTTGTCAATACTATTATGAATGATACCAACTGAAGAACCCCAAGTTACATTTGGGATTGATTTTATATCTGCACCAATCAGTTCAATTGCTTCGATAAGAAACTTATCGTCACCAAACTTTTTTCTAAGTTCAGCAATCTTTTTCTTACCATCAGAAACAATTTCGCCCTCTGCAAGAACCTTGTCGATATCGGCAGATGTAGGTTTGGTCTTGCTCCCAGAAAGTCTGGCAACGATATAAACCCAAGTTTCAAAGGTGGCCTCACTAAGTTTACCACCACCAACTGCTTTGATTAATTCTTGTACTTCTGGTGTTTCGCTGATGAACTGTGACAGTTTTATCATTCACTCACTCCATATAAATTACACTTCTATTTATATTATAAGTGATTTGGGGATAAATGTCAACCCCTCATAGTCAAAAACTCAGGCATTGGGAATTCCCCAAACGGTTTGTTCTTGTTTAGGTGGTAACAAACTCTAGATGCATCTTCCTCAAATTGAAAATCTTGCACGACTCTTCGTGATGGGAGTTCAATAACTTCCCACAGTTTTGTCTCAAGGTTTACATCAGTGAAGTACTTTATTTGTTCCTTCTTCTTATACCTTGAGGTCAGAGAATTTTTCATACGCTTTGCCTTTTCCAGCAAACGGTGTGTTATCGAATACATTGTCATCTTGTCCACTATCAACTAAATCTTCTTGTGCTGCTTGTTCACAATCATACAGACGCATCTTTGCCCTGTCTATTCCCAATACAAATCTTTTGTTCATGGTTGGGTCATTGTATCGGTTCTTCAATTGTTTGACTACAATCTGATTGAGGTCTTCTAGTTCCTCTGAAGAAATTAGTGCAAACATAAGGTCAGCCGTTGCAGGCAAACCAAAACTTTCTGAAGTGTCTTCTAGTCCAATGTCTGTGGAAGTGAAACCTGTTCTTGTTGTCTGGGTTGCAGACATGATAGGTACATTCGTTTCCACTGCAAGTCCTCTTAGTTCTTCTGCAATCGACTTGATATAGAAGTAAGAACCTACATTTGCATTTCCTTTGAATCGTGAAGATGCACATATATTTAGATAATCAATGAAGATAATATCTGGTTTGAAACTACGTTTTAGTGCGAGTTCCTTAATCAAACTACGAAAGTGTCCAACGTGAGCAGATGCAGTTGGATACTCTTTGATAATCAACTTTCCGTTTGTCTTTTTCTGTATCTTGGATAACTGTGTCTCAAACATCTTCTTTGGAAGTGAGTGTAAGTCATC